GTGCGAACTGGGCGACGGGTGCGAACTGGGCGACGGGTGCGAACTGGGCGACGGGTGCGAACTGGGCGACAGGTGCGAACTGGGCGACGGGTGCGAACTGGGCGACGGGTGCAAACTGGGCTACAGGTGCGAACTGGGCGACAGGTGCAAACTGGGCGACGGGTGCAAACTGGGCTACAGGTGCGAACTGGGCGACGGGTGCGAACTGGGCTACGGGTGCAAACTGGGCTACGGGTGCAAACTGGGCTACGGGTGCGAACTGGGCGACGGGTGCGAACTGGGCTACGGGTGCGAACTGGGCTACGGGTGCAAACTGGGCTACAGGTGCAAACTGGGCTACGGGTGCGAACTGGGCGACGGGTGCGAACTGGGCTACGGGTGCAAACTGGGCTACAGGTGCAAACTGGGCTACGTGTGCAAACTGGGCTACAGGTGCGAACTGGGCGACGGGTGCAAACTGGGCAACAGGTGCAAACTGGGCGACGGGTGCAAACTGGGCAACAGGTGCGAACTGGGCGACAGGTGCGAACTGGGCGACGGGTGCAAACTGGGCGACGGGTGCAAACTGGGCGACGGGTGCGATGTTCCTAAATCGCTATTTATCAGCGCATCTCGTCATACAGTATCCTATTGGGGTGAGGATGTTATTCAAATAGGATGCAAACGCTACACCATTTCCGAGTGGCAGAAGCATTTCCGAAAAATTGGCGAGGCCGAAGGCTATAGTACCGAGCAGATGGAGGAATACAAAGGGTATATAGACCTGATCGCTACCATGCACAAGACGTGGAAGGTCGGTGCCGCAGATTAAGAAGCCCGCGCCGTGGCCGGGAGTTCCGGGTGGAAGAGTTAATAGAGAACTAAACTTATAAACCAAAAATAAAATAGTATGGAAAATTTACTGCAATGCAAAGGTAAGAAATTCAAAGCCAATATCCACAACATCCCAGTTGAAGGGCGTATTCAGGTAGAGAAAGGGAGTATTTATCTATGCCAAGATGTGAGTAATGGATCCAGTTGCGAAGACAAATTAGGCTTCAAATACAGTTGGCACATCGGGGATGGTAGCGAGGTGGCACTCACCAAAAACGACGTTTCAAATCTTTGTATCAGGCCTTCGACGAAAGAAGAGGCCGAATCTTTCAAGGATTGGCAGGTAGGGGATAAGCTTGTGAGCGGATCAAACATTTGGGAGGTGATTTTCCGTGCTGGAGAATTGGTCGTGTGCAAGATAGAGAACGGCAATGCGACTTTCAATTACACTTGCGACGAGCTTTACAGATTAGGTTTTCGTCTTGTTTATGAACCTGATCCTGAATCTGAGATTGTCGAAGTGACGATGGATGAAATCGCCAAGATGAAAGGCATTCCGGTCGAGCGGCTTCACATCAAAAAGGAATAGCATCACGAGGTGTGTAGCTCAAAGGTAGAGCGGTGCAGGGATGCGAAATAGAAGCACAAAGGTTGAAATACCTCGCATTTCCGGGCGCAGGTTGCAGGTTCGAATCCTGCCGCACTTACAAGATAGCCACCGCATAGGTGAGGGGTTTGATTGCTGGCACTAACCCCGCTGCAAGGCAAAAGCGATCCGTTAGGCCGATAATAGCGTCATCGGCGGGCCGTGGGCAAGGCTCAAAGTGATAGCCCCGCAAAAGCAAATAGCCGAATGCGCGAAAGACTGGCATAGGCTTCGAGCTGCGATGATATGAGCGGCGAGAACCACCGGGATAAATCAAGCATTATTATGCCTGGTGTGGCTTGACCGCCTATCCAGGCTCTATGGCAGGCCTTGCGCACCGTTCTTTCAGCAGTGGGTTATTTCATTTTAGGCGCGAGGTCTGCATCTTGCCCGCGTGCGCTTTTCGGTGGCGCAGTTTTGAAATGGAGTTTAAAGTTACAGTGCGCGCGGGCTTATTTGCAACACCTTAAAACAATTATACTATGGAGAAGAACACTTTGAGGAAGAGGAGATTTCTATGTTTCGACCTGACGCCCAGGTGGAAAATGTGGAAACGGATCGAAGACCTGGAGGTGCGGCTTGCTACATGCCTTTGCGAGCGCAATGAAGCGGATGGACGCCTTATCGAGCGGGAACACGAGGTATTGGCGCTCACTCAAGCACGTGATACCCTGTACAAGCGCATCGACGAACTGGAAGGCAGGCTCAGGAAATTCGACCGTATCCGAGGAAAAAGCGGCAAATACATCAAAGGCCATGAAACACGATCCTCAAAATAAAATTCTGGCCTATCTCAAGGCCGGCGGCAGGCTGACTGTTCGCAAGGCTGAGAGGCTGTATCACACAACGGAGCTGCGCCGGATCATCAGTCGGCTCCGGAAAATGGGATATTCCATTTGCTCGAACAAACAGAAGGCCGTTACGGAAGACGGACGGCCGACACAGTTTAACGAGTACTATATGCCACAGGTAGCGGATTCCTGCCAATAATCCGCAAATCGCATTTTAAGTTTGGTATTTGCCATTGGCCTGCTGTGAAGCACGCGGATGGTGTGCCGTCGGCATTAAAGCCCTACGCGGTGGCGTGGGTGAGTGGAGATGTCGGCGGCATTTATTGAGCTATGGTGTAATGGTTAACACACCGCCCTTTGGAGGCGGTACTCCCGGTTCGAATCCGGGTAGCTCAACGGGGTTCTAACCCTAATGTTGTGAGTTTGATCGGGCGCTTGGGCGTCTGTCACAACGGAAGCTGACAGAGGGTATATCCCTCGACAATCCGAGGCTGCGTGAAGGAAGTAGCAAGGCCGAGGCGGGCTAAGCCCACGAAACGGGAGATAAAGAACGCAAATCGGCGGCGCGAAGCACAGTAACGCCGCCACCGCGGGGGCAGTAAGAAGCCCCCGCTTCTTTTGGATACAATCAAACGACCATGAATAAATATCTTCAAGAGCTCAAAGACAAAGGACTGGTGCCTTTACGGCTCGACAACAACACGGTGCTTTGGGTTACACCCGACAAGGCCAATGAGAAGTACAAAACACGCTACCTCAAGAATGCCGAGAGGTCGCGGAGGATGGCATTGAATTTAGATTAGTTATGAATTACGGATTACCTTATAAGGGTTCTAAGAATAGTATTGCGAAATGGGTTATTTCGAATCTTCCCGCGTCGCATACGTTCGTGGATTTGTTCGCCGGAGGATGTGCGGTAACTCACGCTGCCATATTGTCTGGTAAATTCGGACGTTTCATTGCAAACGATATTACGGAATATCCCCAAGTCTTCCGTGATGCCATCGATGGGAAATACCGGAATGAATGTCGATGGATCAGTCGGGAGGATTTCCTCCGTCTCAAAGATGACGACCCCTACGTGCGTCTTTGCTGGAGCTTTGGGAATAATATGAAGACATATATGTATGCTCCGGAGGTTGAGCGGTTCAAAAAACACATGCACGCGATATTTTCCGCGGGAACGCCCACGAGCGCGCGGTTGGCATGGAAAGGATTTGTCCGGGAATTTGCAAAAGTCCGTGATAAAATAGGAGAGCTGACGCAAAAGGTGCTGAAGTTGTGCGCAGCGTGCGACGTGGCACCTCAATACAATGCGGACGGCACATTGAATACAAAGGCGATACATACAGATGTTTTTCGGGTTAAATCAGCGTATTTGCGAAAATATTTACAGAACGCCCTGAAATTATCCGGTCTTACGCAAAAAGATGTCGACCGACACCTCGGGAATTATATGGGTAAGCATTATTTTAGCGAATCTCAATGGGCGTTGCCAACCTCAGAGCAATACGAGAAGTTGCAAGAAATTTTACCGGCGTTAACTATTCCGTGGGCGCCCTTAAACGAAAGTCTGCAAAGTCTGCAAAGTCTGGAAAGACTGGAAAGACTGCAAAGTCTGGAAAGTCTGCAAAGTCTGGAAAGACTGGAAAGACTGCAAAGTCTGGAAAGTCTGCAAAGTCTGGAAAGACTGGAAAGACTGCAAAGTCTGGAAAGTCTGCAAAGTCTGCAAAGACTGGAAAGACTGCAAAGTCTGGAAAGACTGGAAAGTCTGCAAAGTCTGGAAAGACTGAAACTGTCCCGAAAGGATTACAGCGATGTTGCTATACCGCCGGGCGCGACGGTATACTGCGACCCGCCGTATGCTAACACGTCGGGGTATATCGACGATTTCGACCATGAACGATTTTATAGATGGCTGCGCAGCATGGAATTCCCGGTGTTCGTTTCGGAATATTCCATGCCGGACGACTTTATATGCTTTGCGAGTATTGACAAAGCATGCACCTATTCATCATCAAAAACGATAAAACGCGTAGAAAAGATGTTCGTACACGAGCGGTGGGCGGATGCTGTGAGGCGTCCGGATGATAATGTTCAGGGGCGGCTGTTCTAATCCTCCCTGCGTCGCAATAGTATTACCGCCATAGTAGTATTGTCGGCTGGCGTCCTATCTACGAATAACCCCTAAAAGTAAGAAATTATGGATGACATTACCCGCGTCTGCCGCAAATGCGGGCAGGAAAAGCCGTTGGAAGAGTTTGCGAAGAATAAGGAATGCGTATTAGGTCATAGCCATACTTGCAAACATTGCAAACGAGAACACGCCTGTAAGTATCGTGCTGATAACCACGAAAAGGTACTGGAACGCACCCGCAAGTGGCGAGTTGATAATCCCGAAAAGGTGCGGGAGTATGACCGCAAGTATCGTGCTGATAACCACGAAAAAATATTGGAATATGGCCGTAAGCATTATGCTGAGAATTCCGAAAGGTACAAGAAATATTCCCGCAAGTGGCAGGCCGCTAATCCCGAAAAGGTGCGGGAAACACGCCGATATAAGCGCGAGATATTGTCTGACGGTTATTTAAGGCGTCAACTAAAACAACGCAACCTCCCCGTAACCCCAGAAACAATCGACTACAAACGTATTCAACTAAAGTTATACCGAGAAATCAAAAAACAACAAAACGATGAAAGAGATTAAGAACATCCGGGAATTGACGGCCGATTTGGGCCGCGTGTATGCAGAGCTTCGGGCACGAGAGATCGAGATCAAAGAGGCATCGGAGATTGCTAACATTGCGGGTAAGATCATCAACGGCGCAAAGGCTGAAATGATGTACCGAATCGCCCGTAAGGAGAAGCCGTCGATACCTTTTTTCGATGCCGATGGCAAATAATTTTGCAGATTCGAAATGATTTTCTATCTTTGCTGTTGCGACAGAACTACTTTACGTAGTCATTAGAAATATACGAACGTCTTTTGGGCGTGTTCCCGTTGCACTTCTACGCTACGTAGTTGTGGTTCTGTCGCAAGAATTAGGGGGCACGCCCTCTTTTTATACCATACATTAACCTAACTTGTGTTCAACAAATGCGACAGAACAACACAAGTGGTACCCGGGTAAATAACACCCAGACCACACCGCGCGCGAAGAAAAGCCGCACCGCATTCTACCGTTGCCATCTGAAGGCCAACAAACCCCTATTTTCATCTGATAGGGTCGATTACACCAACGTTATCCGCGCCACGTGCGAGGTGCATGCTTTAGGCTGTTTCCTTGCTCAGTTCCGCGTGCTCTATCCCGCGTATGCTGTCGTTGTCGGCACCATACTCGTAAGCCGGGTATTCCCCTCCAAGTCCAACCGTTAAAATAGGCCGCTATGGCACATCTTATCACCTTGTTGGCGTTCATTGCGCCGATTGCCGTGGTATTCGGCTGGGTGCTATCCAATCAGCACCGCGCAAAGGAGATTGGAAAATTGCTAACCTCAATATTCGAAAGCCATGAATGAGTTTACGGTAATCACGGTTAAATGCGTGTGGACGATGATAAAAGGCGCACTTTGGCAAGCCCAATACCGCCTGCGGAGAAAGGTTGTCCGGATACAGTCCAAGGCCATCTACCGAGCATTGAAGAACGAGAACAAGCCCCGTATTTACCGGGTTGAAATACGATAGTCCATGGACACACAATATTACACGACGGCAACGTCAACCCCTGTGCTTGCACTGGAAGAGTACCAGGACATTCCCAGCAAGCACATCAACGGTGATCGGGATAAATTCTCGGAGGTTGCCTCAAGGCTGGTCGACATAGACCTGAAGCTGATATACCATGCTTTCCGGGAGGCTATCAGGAAAGATCGTCGTGGTGATGAAGACGGCCGGGTCTATACGGTTGCATACAAAATCTACGACATTCAGGCGAGGCATCACTATATGCCTGTTTATGAACGCTGATACGACGTCTTCGCCGGATGTTTCGAGGAGGTGCAAACCGGGTGCGAAGACAGCATCGAGGTTATTAATGTCACCGATATTGACGGCCGGATATGGCCAGGGCATATGGCCCGGTTGAAAAATTACGCAAAACGAAACAATTTATAACAATGAGGACAATCATTGAAGTTGCCATTGGCAACATTACCATCTTTAGCGCGAAGTACTCACGACGTCTTGCGGATAAAGAAATCCATAAGGTTGTGCGTGAAGGGTGCATCGGCATCGACCGGAGCAAAGCCGTGATAACTATTAAATACGAGTAGGCTTATGAAAGAGTTAATCGCTATCCAGTCGGAACTGAAAGCCCCTAAGGGGCAGTATAACAGTTTCGGGAAATACAAGTATCGGAGCTGCGAGGATATTCTCGAAGCAGTCAAACCGCTGCTCAAAGCGCATGAATGCGCGTTGAACCTTTGCGATGACATTGTCAATGTCGGCGATCGCTACTACGTGAAAGCCACGGCGCGCATCACCAACGCCTCCGGAGAATCGGCGACGGCCACCGCTTTTGCCCGTGAAGATTTCGACAAGAAAGGGATGGATGGGGCACAAATCACCGGTACAGCGTCGAGCTACGCTCGCAAATATGCCCTTAACGGGTTGTTTTGCATCGACGATACAAAAGATGCAGACACGGACGAGCGGCGAACCGAGAATACCAACCGGGTAGCTGCGCAAAGTGCAAAAACTGTACAATCCACTGAGACCCCGGCCAACGCTCCGGCACCTGCCCGCAAACGAATTACTATGGAACACCTGGATGACCCTATCACCTGCGATCAGCTGCTGAAATGGATGTACGGGTTCCTCACGACTGACAACTATGCCGCAGATTTTGACGCAGGGGCACGCCTGCTGAAATACCGCGACGCCGATGCCGAAGTCGTGGATCGCTTCTCGGCGCTCTTCGAATCATATCGTCAGGCACGCAAAAATGCAAAGTGATATGGAAGCACAGGTAATGTTGCTGCGGGAATCGACGCCCGCCGCCGAGCTGGCCGCGCGGGCTGTCTCCTCGGTCATGGAGGGTGAGGTAGACCCGATCACGGCTCACATCAATATCAGCCGTATGGAGGCCGCCATCAAGCTCTTCAAGGAGAACACCGACGTGCGCGACATCACGCTGCGGGAGCTTGCCAAATACGGCAAGTCGCACCAGTTCGGCGACTGCCGGCTGGAGGAGGCCGAATCGGGCGTGAAGTACGACTACTCTATGTGCGGCGACAGCCGGCTGAACGACATGTACAAGACGCTGGAAGCCCTGAAAGCCGACATCAAGGAGCGCGAGGAGATGCTGAAAAAACTACCGCGTACCGGAATGGCAGACCCTGATACGGGCGAGGTTCTTTTCCCTCCAGCCCGTAGTAGCAAAACGACCATCAAAACCACATTCAAAAAGCAATAAACAATGGCAGAACTGATTAACGTGTCGCTGTGTGTCAGCGACATTCCCAAGGACAAGATTTTTGTTGCCGAAAACGGCAAGAAGTACATCGGCATTTGCGTATCTGAGCTCCGCGAGGTTGACCAGTACGAGAATACGCACTGCGTGTTCATCCGGCAGTCGAAAGAGGAGCGCGAACGCAAGGACAAGCGGACGTATGTAGGCCGAGGTAAGGCTGTGGTGTTCCGTCCCTCGGAACCCACTCCCGACCAGGTTGCAGATTTGCCGGTCGCCGAAGATGTGGATGACCTGCCTTTTTAGGAGGCAGTGGAAAAATTGCTGTATATGGAAGAGTGGAAAGATATAATTGGGTACGAAGGGCGTTATCAGGTTTCTGATTTAGGGAACGTGAAGTCACTTAATTATTCCAGAAAAGGGGTTGCGCAGCTTCTAAGGCCTATTCTAAAGAGCACAGGGTATTATGTGGTAACACTAAATGTAAATGGCCGTCAAAAACAATTTCATGTACATAGATTAGTCGCAGATGCTTTCGTAAACAAGAAATACGGCTGCTCCGTGGTGGATCACATAAACACTATTAAAACAGACAATAGAGCGGAGAATTTGAGATGGGGAACTATATCTGATAATGTTAATAATCCTATAAGTGCAGATCGAAGAACAAAATCAATCCGAAAGTTGTTAAAGGGGAAATATGGCGTGGCCTCTTTAAAACATAGGGCTTGTGTGCAAAAAGATTTGGACGGTAACATTGTCAAGATATGGAGTTGTATGTATGATGCAGTCAGGGCTTTAGGTGTCGATAGTGGCGGTTTGACGAGAGTATGCCAAGGTAAACAGCATACTGCAAAAGGATATAAATGGGAGTATTATAATGCGGTATGATCTTAATTGTGAAATCGACATATGTCGGTTTAAACATCGGGTTGCCTCCTTAATTTCAAGGAGATGTATTGTTGAGCTGACGGATAAAAAACCAGTCAGGACGTCTTCTCAAAATAAATATCTTCATTGTATTCTTGGCGAATTCGCCATGCAAACCGGGAATCCGATAGGATATGTCAAACAGGAATATTTCAAACGGCTATGCAACCCGGAATTATTTGTGCGCGTCGAATACGACAAGCTGATGCACAAGGAGGTCGAAAGGCTCCGGTCAAGTCGTGACCTTGATACAGGAGAGATGACTACAGCAATAGATCGCTTCCGTAATTGGGCTTCAATGGAGGCGGGCATCAACTTACCAAGCCCCGAGGATAATGAATGGATCTCTTTCATCGAGCGGGAAATGCAACATCAAAAAGTGTGGCTGTAACACGGACATAGAATGAATTACTTAGACCTGATACGAAAATTTTGGCAACTTGATGCAACGTGGCAATTTGGCTGCTGTGAATCGAGGCTTTACTTCTACCTTGTAGAACAAGCGAATCGGTTAGGCTGGCCGGATAACTTCACGCATTCCGACGCACGGACGTCGATCAATGTAGGGGTGTCACCTAAGAGTTTGCGCGCAGCCAAAAATCGTCTTATGCAGGCTGGGTTGATCTCATTCTCCGGCGGCGGAAAAGGCCGTGCCGATAAATGCAAATACACTTTTAGGTGTTCAAATTTACCACCTATAGTCCCACCTAACGGGACACCTAAAGGTACACCTAACGGGACACCTAAAACAGAGGATACTTCTTATATAGAAGATAAACTAAACCAAACATATAATACCCCCTATAATCCCCCTTTGCAGGGGGAAGAGGTTACGGGCATCCCCGAAGAGTTCGTAACTCTTTGGGATGGGTTTAAGGGAAAACGCAAGTCGCTTGCTGACGACTATAATGACTTTTGCAAAAAGACGGATGGTTTGACCGTTGATTATGTTAAATTAGGATACCATGCCCAGCATGCAAAAAACGTCTATTTCCAGACGTGGCTAAACGACTTTTTCCCGAAAAAATCCCGGTGCACGCTTGACACCTCGGCTGTCGAACCTACGTTCCAACCCATTGTGGCGGATTGGCTTGCCTACAAGTCTGAACGCGGACAGACCTATCGACAGCGGGGCTTCGAGAGCTTCTATGCGCGGCTTATGGAACTTTCCGGGGGTAATGCGGATACTGCACGAGGGATTATCGAGCAGTCCAAGGCTAATAACTGGGCGGGGATATTCCCGCTGAAAACGACAAACGACTATGGCAGAAATGCAGACAATCGGGTCGCTCATTGCGACATTACCAGCGACGAGCTCATGCGCCGTTGCGAAGAGCGGGTCAGAGCGCGCCTTGCTCGCACAATGGCGCGGGAAATGGGGACGGACGGCGGCGGTGATGCTTAAGTGTTTTAACCCCGGCGTGCAGCGCTATTGCGCCGCGAATATCGACCGTTGCTTCACGGGGGATGCGCCTTCCCTGCGTCAGGTGCGGAAAGCCTACGGTGGGGATGTGCTCGATTCGTGGTTGGATATTCAGCTAACCGACCTCGTGAACTTCTGCGGCGTGAAAGGCAAGGAGGAGTTTTCTCGTATCACCGACGCAGTGGCTGCAGTCATAGCAGACAACTTCGGTTATCTGAAACTCTCGGAGTTGATGCTCTTTTTCCAGCGTTTCAAGGCGGGGCATTACGGGCATTTCTACGGCACGGTAGATCCGCTTGTCATCACTGAGGCGTTGCAGGTGTTTCTCGAATATCGAGCCGACCGACTGGCACGCATCGAACGCGACCGTCAAAAAACCGAGAAGCTAAAGAGGGAGGAGGAGCGCGCCGAGCGGGAACGCCGGGGCGAGCTGCTGACCGCCGAGGAGTGGAAAGAGATAGGATGGCTTTTTAATCTATGAACGAACTATGACGTACATAGGCATTGATACGGGAGTACATACAGGCTTCGCGGTATGGCATTCGGACACAAAATACCTCGCGGAAGTGAGTACCATGACGATCACCCAGGCAATGGAGCGCGTGAAAATGATCTCCGACATTCGGGGCAAAGATAGTATTCGACTGTTCATCGAAGATGCTCGCCAACGCAAATGGTTTGGCAATACGGGACGAGAGCGCCTGAAGGGAGCCGGAAGCGTTTGTCGAGATGCATCAATTTGGGAGGGTTGGTGCAAGGAGCAAGGCCTGCAATATCGGATGATTGCTCCTAAGAATAATCGTACTAAACTATCCGCAGCACAATTCAAAGCTCTTACGAAGTGGCTGGGGAATACCTCGGAGCACTCAAGAGATGCCGCCATTTTAGTATTTGGCAGATAAGTTTTACAGTCACGCCAGTCCCCTCAGTTAACCTTTAACGAACGATAAAATGAAAGTCATAGTCACCTTTTCGGGTGGCAAGGACAGCCTTGCATCGCTTCTTTGGACGCGCGAACATATCACCAAGAACTTTACGACCGTGTTTTGCGACACGGGGTGGGAGCATCCGTTGACCTACGAGTACATCAACCGGATCGCGGATAAGCTCCACTTGGATTTGGTGACGCTCAAGTCGAAGAAATACGACGGGATGGTCGATCTTGCCCGGCAGAAAAAGCGTTGGCCCTCGACGCGGGCGCGGTTCTGCACGCAGGAATTGAAGACGAAGCCCTGTATCGACTACGTGCTGGACGAGGTGCAGGACAATATGCTGATGATACAGGGCATCCGGGCAGCAGAATCGGCCAGCCGGGCGAAGATGTCGGCGCAATGTACGTACTTCAAGTACTATTTCGAGCCTTACGGTTACGACAAAAACGGCAAGCCGAAAAAGCACACTTATCGGGGCAAGGAGGTACGGGCATTCCGGGAGAAGTTCGCCGACGATTTGCTTCGGCCCGTGTTTGACTGGTCGGCGCAGCAGGTAATCGACTACATCCTCGACGCAGGATTGGAGCCGAACCCGCTCTACAAAATGGGCTACAAACGTGTCGGCTGCTGGCCGTGCGTGATGGCGAATCAGCGGGACATCCTCAATATTGCCCAGCAGGCCCCGGAGCGGATAGACTACATTGCCAAGATTGAGCAGGAATTACAATGCGGCGACCGGTTGCGTTCAGAATTTTTCGGCCCGGACAAAATACCTGCCCACGCAATCACCAGCGGCAACCAATACGCCAACATATACGAAGTTGTTCGCTATGTCAAATGGCAGCACGCTACGGGCAGTTTGTTCGACGACGACACGGCGACCAGCTGCATGAGTTATTACGGATTATGCGAATAGATGGTTACCTCCGCAGTAAAAGTTCCACGCCCCAGCCGTCGGAGAGTATATTTTGAAGCTGATGAACGAACCGCACCTGACATACCCGCTCGCCAAGCCTGCCGATGGATATGTAAAACTTATCCACGGCTCGGTCGACATAAAGGTTATCGACGCCGTATTTGACCCACCGCACCGCATTACGGCGCATCCCGAGCCGCTGGAGCATGTCGGTGGACAGGGGTATCGGTTCGATTTGGTCGGCATGTATGTACGACACCTTGCCGGTGATCCGGTCGGTATGGGCGTTGATCCCCTTGGGGAATACGCTGGTCACGGCAATTACTTTCCCGGCGTGAAGAACGTAATTGCCAATTCGCAAAGAATCGGTTTTCATAGTCACAAACAAAACGAAATAAAACAGCAAAAATTATGACAGACCAAGTAACGAGCATCGAGCAGTCGAAGCGGCTGATCGAGCTGGGAGTGCCCGCGGACAAGGCGAGCATGGTGTATGTGAATAACGCAGACATTCCGTCGTTTAAAGCAGAGCTTGCTTCCTCGGGCATCGACCTTAAAGAACTTATTGATGACGGGCATGAGTACTATCCCGCCTTCACGGACGCCGACCTGCTGGAAAAGGTGCTTCCGAATGTGATTCAGGACGCCCACAACACTTACGAACTGACACTGAAAGCAGTGGTTGGCGGTGGATGGAGATTCTGTTACACCCCCGTACTTACCCCATTAGAAGCCGATAATATTGGGGATGAAATGGGCGATAACCTGATAGAACTTCTGTGCAACCGTATTGAGTGGATAGTGTCTAACGGCTATGAATTGAACCTGTGATGAAACTACCTATCGAAGTTCACAACAAGTTGATCCCGTTCAAGGGGTTTAACTGGGTAACATGGCTTTTGTGGTCTTTTACCCGGAAGCCGATGGCGTGGAGCATGGACGAGACTACGCGCCGCCATGAAGGAATCCACTGCGCCCAGCAGATCGAACTGGCCGTGCTGTCCGCGGCAATCCTCCTGCCCGTCGCCATCAGCTACTCGTTCGCGTGGTGGGGCTGGGTGCT